ACGAATACTGCCACTTGCAACAGACACCTGTACAACAACAGCTTCTCCGCCTCTGTCAACTTGCAATAACCATTTGTCACTACTTGACGACGGCTTTTCGGTAACAGCTACTCCTTCGGGAGCTATGCACAGCCATAGGCGACCGTCATACGATACTCTATTATGATTATAGTAAGTCTTTGAACTGTGCCACTCGCCACAATCTATTGTCATAGGAGTAATAGTGCCATCGTAGTTGACAAGCTTAAATAACTGTGTAGAGAAAACAACCTTTCGAGGACTTACGATAGACGTCATGCGCCCCTCAAGAGTATATGAGTTCACCCTATCATACCATATAATAGCAGGAGCTTCATCACCATTCACTACAACATAGATTAGTCCCATGCGGTCGGTATTGGTTCGGCTGCCGAACTGGACAAGGCTATCCCCTGCTTGTGGGATATCGCTTCCTTCCTCGCAATCACTTATGGATAAGTCTATATAATCTTCGCCAACAGCTTTAACAAGTCGCCAGTAGCGTCTGTTGCCAACTCCTGCATAGCGTCCCTCTTTGATATTTGAAACTTGCATGCGTGCTTGGTCGCCAACCTGCCAAAGGTTTGTCGTGGCCATTGTGCCATCGTCCTGAAAAAAGTAACAACGATACACCGACGCACTCGACAAGTTGGCTTCTGTTGTGTGTGATAATACTGTGTTGTTAGCTGGCAGGAATCGGCCGCTTGTTGTCAAAAGACGCGTCTTGCGCTTCACCTCTTCTCCGTTTTCATCTAAGAGGACCACCTTTCTTATCTTTGAGCCACAAGCCGAAAACACCATATTGCCACCTACATAGGAGAGTTTGCGAACGTCTAATTCGTTAAAGATGGCCTTGCCCCACACCACGAGGTCCGTAATGGACAGCTGATATTTGCCGTCCTTACGTTGGGTAATACCGAAACCGCTCTCTGTTATGGGGTCGAAATTGGGAGATAGCAGAGTTTGTGTAATAATGGATAACAACGTGGCCTTTGCGTCAGCATCTATGCCGTAACTGCTGCCAAAGGATAAACCTTTAAGAAAAGTAATTATTTCTTTGGCGACATCGGGGGAGGTCTTAGATAAGTATGAGGCATCACCGATGCGTTTTATAAGCATGGAAACATCACTTGCTGACATACCTCCACTAATTCCAAGTTGAGCAAATAAACTCCCATTATATATACGATCAATCGCAGTTGTAATCTTTTGGTATGTACTCTGTTGTATTTTGTCATTCAGAGTTAATTCTACCTTTGGAGTAATCCCCTCACCCTCTTTAATGGTTAGGCTTTCAATCGTGATATTTATAATAGGAAGAACCTCATCTTCATTGGGCGTTTCTGGTATGCCAAAAAACGGAAAGCGCAAACCTGCATATAAGTTCCAATAGACGGACTTTGTTATGTCTCCTGCTTCCTCGCATCTATCATAGTTACGTGCAAGATATATGTCGTCCAAGTGTGGTTCATATGTGTATTTTGTTTCACAATTATCTTTAAGATATTGTGTTGCAGCAACAAGCAACCTCTGTTCTGCGGCTTTAATATATACGGAAGGCATTACAATACCTAAAAGTACATAATGGTCTCCTGCCTGTATTTTGTTACTCGCGTTGGGGTAGTAGGTGTGCAATGATGTATCACTTGCCCTTGTAAGAGAAAGTTGCCAACCCCAATATATTCTCCCATCTTTGGTTACTTTTACCTTTTTTACATTGTCTCCAATTTCAAACTCCCTTGCCACGCAATAGCCGTCTGACATAACGAGTGTAGGCTTATCATTCCCATTAAATTGGGCCTTGAAGTCCTTTATCCCCAAATCCTTGATGATAACATTGAACGGAGTGTTTACAAAATTGTCATAATAATGCCATTCTGCCCAACGGTATTGCGACTTGTAGTCTGTTCTCGTGCTTGGCTTATTTGAAGAGTTTCCAACAAAATATGCTAAATCAAAATTATTTGTACCTATATCTCCTTTTTCGACAAGAACTTCGAAAGTTACCCTTACATCAGACTTTTCTGTCAATGCGATACTCTCTATTTGTGGTTCTAATTCTTTTACATCGGGTAGGGAAGGAAGCTCAAATTCAACATATTGGCTTTCTGCTATCTTAGCCGAGCGGAATTTAGGGCTAAGATATGTACCAACCAAAATCTCTCTTAATGTAGATTTTGGCTTTACATAGACTTTCATTCTATAGCCGACATTTACCGACGGCAGGTTGCTATTCAATAGCTTTATACCACACCATACATGACCAAAACTTGCAGCCATAAAATAGCTCCCTGCGTTTTGTTCTTGAATAGTAAACAAGGTTTTCTCGCCCGTAGAGTAGTAAATACCGCTTTGATACATAGAATATTTTCCTACAGTGTTGAGCGAAATGACGGCATCAAAGTCTTGATAAGGATAATTTTTTGCTCCTTCTTGTGGCATAATACCGTCGCCCGTATTAGCATTGTCTATCAAATTGCCATATTTATCCAAATATCCAACCGCGAGTATTTCGTCTATTCGCTCCAAGTCGTCGTAATTCGTGAACGACTTGTGGTTTCTGCCATCAGGTGTCGTGCCTTTTTTCTCTGTAAACCCATTCATGTCCTCACAGAAAGCTCCACGTAATTCACCATAGGTGGCTTCCTTTATAGTTGGGTATATTTCTTCTAAATCCTGATTAGAACCGTCCCAAAGCCCAACCCCCTCTCGTAACCCCTCTATGGAAGACATGCAATCATCATTCTTGTCTATGTACGCGTCATTTGTATCACCAAGTACAGCACAGAGGAAAGGGAATTGCTTCTTGCGGGCAATGTTGTTCTTTACCTTCACTTCGGGCTTCTCAAACGTGTCGGGAAGCTGAAGGTTTTGAGGGAATAAAGATTGTGATAGATTGTACTCCTTATTATAGTACCTATATGGCATATTCTTTATTGACCCCATTGCCCGCAAGCGAGTGATAATTTGTTGCGATTGATTGGCTGTTTTCTTTATTTCAAAAAGGGACTTCCCTTGATGGTCGGCATCTGCATACCCCTTGCCATAGCCAAAATAGAAATATCCATTATCTCCGCTATTAGCATCAATCGTAGAATTATCCCCTGTTATAGCACCAAGAGTGTACCCGATATAAATATCACGTCCCTTGATAAAATAATCAAGTTTGAATGTTGTTTGTACTTCTGACAAAGCGGCGGCAACGGTCGTATTATTGAATGATAGGATTTTGTCATCTGAATGGGTTACAAGTTGCGCTATGCCATTTTTGTCTTTTGTAGATGTTAGATTTACGTGTATGTGCCATCCGTCTTTAGGGAAAGCGCGGTCAAGATTGGCTTGTATCTTCCCTGCGAGGGTACAAACGGGTGTATAAATTATACTCTTTCCCAATACAATAGCCTTTGTCTTTCCGCAATATAATTGGAAATTAGAACTTCCTGTATAGTTTGTTCCAACAGCGGCAATATAATCCCCAGTAGTGGGAGTTATGTCAAGCATTATAACACGGCCAAGATCGGTAGACACGCTATCAAATCTTACGTTTTCATATTTGAAAGCATCGCCCGTTCGCTTGGGTTTAGCCGTTTGGCTTACACTTGGAATATTATTGAGGTAAAATTTTTGACCACGATATGTACAAAAATCTCCAATAGCAAATGCTATTGGGACTTCTGATGATATGCCGAATTGGAGATACTGCTCTCCAACACTCATCGCCTTGTCGTGAAATTCCCATTTCTCAACTAAGCAACGGACTTTTTCTTTCCCGCTCGTATCTTTATATAATATGGATAGCCTACTACTTTTCATCACACATTAAAATTTAAGTCGCTGACTATGCTTAAACCTCCTGCCCCAGTTGCGAACACGGGAGCAACATCAGTAGTAGGGTCTTCTACACTAAATTTTACTTTGAAAGAAGCAACGGCATCAGGGTCATTATCACCATAAACATACACATCGTTGTCAACCGAAAGTGTATGAATGTCTTTTCGCCCTATCTTTGTATATTCATCATATATAGCTAACCTGCCGCCATTAGCGTTTGCATTACGACCATAAATGAAATTGATAAAATTAGAAACATCTTGAGACATACTACTTTCAGTTCCCTTGTAAAGAAATTCGACTTCTAAATCATAGTTTTTTATTGGGATTTTAGCAGGAACGTAGACGTCTCTTCCATCTTCTCCCGCCCAATCTCTCGTTGCTAAATCCTTTGCTTCGGGATATAGCTTAAAAGGGAACTCTTTGACAGCAATTTTGAATGCAGACAGCAAGTCTACAACAGGACCTTTTGTGTAAGAAGTCCCATTGAAATTAAGTTGCT